CGGTATTGTAGTTGTTGCCGCTGTAATTGGTTTGTTTATCGCTGGTGTATTTTATCATATGAATTATCGTTTTGGTAACATTGAAACAGCACTAAAAGAGATAAACAAAAAAGTTACAACAATTCAAGAATGAAATGAACGAAGAACAAGCCTTAAAAGTCGAATTTGCAAGAATGCTTTTAAAGACTCCTGAAGAAGCATTCAAGATAGCTTTATTGATGTTCCCAGACAACAACAATAGAGCTTTGCGTGTTGCGATGGAATGGCCGAAAGATGAAGTAGTCAAGGCAGCGCAAACAGAACTTTTGAATGAAGGTGGTGAAGATGCTTTCTTACCCACAAAAGCAGAGTTTGCAAGAGAGTTGTTGGATAAGATGCATCATGCATGGATTGCAACAGAAGACTATGTTAAGGTTGCAAAACTGTATGCAGACATAAGGGGTTTTGTGCAAAAGCCTATTCAACAAACTAACATTGATTTAAGCAATAAAGTTCAAAACAATGTTATGATAATTAAAGAAAACGGTAGTGACTCCGAATGGGAAGAAGGTTTAAGAAAACAACAAGCGGCTTTGATAGATGTCAGCAGCACTTGATGAAAAGCTTTTAATAGAGTTAAAGAATAGGGGCATATCTGACCCAAACATAATTTGGCAGGCTATAGAGGGGACTTCTCAACAATTCGCAGTTGATACACGTTGTCATCATACGTTGTATCATGGCACAAGAGGACCGGGAAAAACTATTACACAACTAATGCGCTTTAGGCGTCGTGTTGGTTTGGGTTACGGATCGTTTTGGCGTGGTGTTATATTCGATAGAGAATTTAAAAACTTATCTGACTTGGTTGCACAGTCCAAGCGTTTCTTTGGTGCATTTGACGACGGTGCGAAGTTCCTTGAATCAGCAAGTGAATACAAATGGGTTTGGCCTACTGGTGAACAATTACTATTTAGGCATGTAAAGAAGATTGCAGATTATGACAGCTTTCATGGTCATGAATATCCGTTCTTAGGTTGGAACGAATTAACTAAACAACCTACAGCTGAATTGTATGATAAACTTATGTCTACAAACCGTTCCTCGTTTACACCTGAACGGGATACACCAAAGCAGCTAGACGTCAAAGGCAAATGGACAGGCAAATATAATACACACGACGGTAGACCTTTACCTGAAATACCCCTTGAAGTATTCAGCACAACAAACCCTAGCGGACCGGGACACAATTGGGTTAAACGTCGTTTTATAAACGTTGCTAAAAATGGTGAAGTGGTTAGGCGAACAACAATTGTATTTGATCCTAAATCACAACAAGATGTCGAAGTTACTAGAACACAAGTCGCTATCTTTGGATCGTATCGAGAAAACATATATTTGAGCGCTGAATACATAGCAGAGCTTGACAGGTTGACCGATAGCAACCCAAACTTAAAACGAGCTTGGTTGCATGGCGATTGGGATGTTACAGCAGGAGGCGCATTAGATGACCTTTGGAAGAAGAACACACACATACTACCTCGGTTCCCCATTCCCTCAAGTTGGCGCGTTGATCGTTCGTTTGATTGGGGCTCAACACATCCGTTTAGTGTGGGCTGGTGGGCTGAAGCAAATGGCGAAGAAGCAACTTTAGAGGATGGCTTGACATTTTGTCCCCCTCCCGGTACATTGATCCAAATTGCAGAATGGTACGGAACCAAAGAAATAGGTTCAAACAAAGGTTTAAAACTTAGTGCATTAGATGTTGCAGAAGGTGTTATAGCGCGAGAAATTGAATTGATGTCTAAAAAATGGATACCTTCCCAACCATGGCCCGGTCCTGCTGATAACCAGATAAGCGATGTTAGAGAAACAGATGTTGATACCATTGAAAAGAAAATGTCAGATAAAGGTGTGCGTTGGGCAAAAAGCGACAAATCACCAGGTTCAAGAAAGAATGGATTGCAACTATTAAGGGATAGACTTGAAGCATCTAACCGCAAAGAAGGTGCAGGAATATACTTTATGGTTAACTGTATAGGATCAATTGAAACATTGCCATCATTGCCGCGTGATGATGTTAAAATTGACGATGTAGATACAGATTCAGAAGATCATTGTTATGATATGGTTAGATATAGAGTTTTGAAAGGCAGTAATAGACTTGCAACATCAATTAAAGTTACACATCCAACTTGAGGAATAAAAAATGGCTGGAACAGCTAACGTAAAATGGATTCGACCGGCATTGAAAAAGATGCTTAAACTATATAGAACAATTCAAGATTGTTTGGATGGGGAGGTGCAAGTAAAAAAGCGTAGAACAACTTACTTACCACAACCTAATGCAGCTGATACCAGCGATGAAAATTTAGCACGTTATTCAGCATATTTGTTTAGAGCTGTATTCTATAATGTCACTGCTAGAACGTTACGCGGTTTAGTTGGTCAAGTTTTCATGAGAGAACCTATTATTAAAGTTCCATCTTCACTTGACATAGTTGTTGAAAATGCCGACGGTGAAGGCGTTACTTTAATTCAATCAGCGCAAAAGTCAGATGCGCAAGTGACGTCAAAAGGCAGAGCAGGTTTGTTTACTGATTACCCTGTAACTGAAGGTGTAGTAACTAAAGAAGAATTAGACAAAGGTGATATTAGACCTACCATTACACGCTATGACGCTGAAAATGTAATAAACTGGCGAACTAAAACACGAGGCGCTAAAGCAATATATTCTTTAATCGTTCTTCAAGAAACATATGAAGCTGCCGACGATGGCTTTGAAGTAAAAGAAGAACCTCAATATAGAGTTTTAAAGTTAGGTAGTGTTGAAGATCAAGAAAACGACGAAAGCGCAAGTACTGACATATACAGTGTTGATATATGGCGTTCAAATGACAAAAATGGTTTTAGTATAGTTGAATCTTATACACCTACCGATGCAAGTGGTTCGCCGTTGAATGAAATTCCATTTGACTTTATTGGTGCAGAAAACAACGATTCTGAAATTGACAACCCTCCAATGTATGACCTTTCATCGCTGAACATTGCGCATTATCGTAATTCAGCGGACTATGAAGAATCATGCTATATAGTTGGACAACCAACACCTTGGTTTAGTGGTCTCACTGAAGAATGGGTGAGTAAGGTGCTTAACGGCGTCATTCCATTGGGATCTAGAGGTGCTGTTCCTTTGCCCGTAGGAGCCGAAGCGGGTTTATTGCAGGCAGCGCCCAACACAATGCCTCACGAGGCTATGCAGCACAAAGAGCGGCAAATGGTTTCCCTTGGTGCGAAACTGGTAGAACAAAGAGAAGTTGAACGCACTGCAACAGAAGCTAAATTAGAATCTTCTGCTGAAACTTCAGTTTTAGGAATGGTAGCAGACAATGTTAGTGCAGCGTATGTAAGAGCCTTACAATGGTGCGCGTTGTTTGTTGGTGCTCCAACTGAAGGAATTGAATTTCAATTAAATACTGATTTTGATATTTCAAAGCTAAGTGCTAAAGACAGAGAACAACTTATTTCAGAATGGCAAGCAGAAGCTATTTCTTATACTGAAATGCGTGATAGTTTACGCAAAGTCGGTGTTGCAACTCAAGATGACGATGTATCACAAAAAGAGATTAAGGAGAACCCGCCGAACAAAGAAGAACCTGAACCTGAGCCCGAACCTAAACATAAACCTAAACCTAAAAACGACGACAACCCGCCTGCTTAGTGTGGGCATAACAAACAACGGTTAAACAGTGTTTAACTAAAACGAGGTAGTACCTATGGCATTGCAAAAGAAAATCACAAAAGAAGTTTTTGACAAACTTCCAAAAGCTCTTAAATCTGAGTACGTTGAAAAAGATGACGAATATATACTTGATATTGAAGGTGATGAAGATACAGGCGCTTTGAAACGTGCCAAAGATCGCGAGGCGCAAAAACGCCGCGAAGCGGAAAAAGCTCTAAAAGACGCGCAACAAGAGCTTGACGATTTGCAAGATAATGACGCGAAAAAACGCGGTGATATTGAGACTTTAGAAAAGTCTTGGAAAGAAAAAGACGAAAAGAAAGATAAGGAACATCAGGAAAAAATCACAGCAAAAGACAGGTTTATTCACAGTTCACTTGTTGATGCAAAAGCTTTAGAGATAGCTACTAAGATTGCAACACCGGGTAACGCTGCTTTGCTGCTCCCCCATATCAAAGCCCGTTTGTCAACAGACTTAGAAGCTGAAACACCGGCTACTAAAGTGCTTGATTCTGATGGGAAAGTTTCAGCTTTGACAGTTGCAGAATTAGAGCAAGAATTTGTTGCAAATAAAGATTTTGCGAGTATACTAACTGGTAGTAAAGCATCTGGTAGTGGTACTGCCGGAAAAGATAAGCTCCCAAGAGGCGGTGCTTCTTCAGGCGATGAAATGGATTTATCTAAGGCTACTGGTAGTGAACTAGTAGAGCGCATAAAAGCCAAAAAAGAAGCACAGGAGTAACCTACAATGGCCCTCTCAGATCTTGAAGTAT